GAGACCACCGCTGGTACGCCTGTGGCGCCTACTCAGTGGATCCCCTGGAAGACGCTGACTCCCAAGGACAATGTTGACCTCATTGAGGACACTGGACAGCGCGGAGCGCCAGTCTCGTCTTTCGGCCTGATTCAGGGTCAGAAGGGCAGTGAACTGGACTTCGGCGGCGATGTCTTTGCTGACTCTCTTGGGTTTCTGCTTCAATCTCTCCTGCCCGACATGACCACTACGGGCGCGAGTGCGCCCTATAGCACCACGTTTTCTACCCTGTGCACTGGTGACACTCAGCCGCATTCGCTGACGTTCACGATTGATGACCCCCTTGGCACTTGGCAGTATCCGGGCGTCAAGCTCAGCGAGCTTGGCTTCAAGTGGAATGCTGACGGACTTTTCAATTATTCCGCCAAGGGCATGGGTTGGAAGTACACGACCACCACGAAGCCCACAGCTTCGTTTACGTCAGTCAAGCCCGTTGCCAACTGGTCGACCCTGACCAAGATTAACGGCACTCAGGTTTTCGTGATCGATGGTGAGCTGACTATCAAGCGTGCTCAGACTGCTATTCGCGGAGCGAACGGCAGTCAGGACCCGTATTCCATTTGGTCTGGCGACGTTGACGTGAGCGGCAAGCTCACGCTGGTCATGGAAAATACCACTGAGCGAACCAACTACCAGAACTCCACGGTTCAGCCTGTGGAGTTCTCCTTCACCAATGGTGCTGGCGCCACTCAGACTGGTCTGACGCTGCATTGCAGCACTGCCGCATGGGACAGCGGCACGCCTTCCTACGGCAAGGACTACATAGAACTTCCTGTGTCGTTCAAGACGTATGGCAACACGACTGACATTGGCGCCTCTGGCGGCTACTCGCCTATCAAGGCAACCCTTATCAACGCTGTCGCGGGAGGTACTTACTAAATGGCGCTTGACATTACCATTCCTAACCGTGTCAGTCTCCCCAATGGCGGTTGGGCGGATCTCCGCCCTGTCTCTGACATCACTGAGCGCATGCGCCGGCCCATCAAGAAGCTGTCTACTCAGCTTGCAAGCCATCCGCAGTTTGTGGCGGCTGTCAGTTCCGCTCAGGGCAGGGAACTGACTCAGGCCGAACAGCTTGAGCTTGCCGGCGCCATGGGCGGCGCCTTTGACATCCTTGAAGAGCTTCAGGATCGTCTTGTGTGCGCCGCGGTACGCGGCTGGTCGTATCCCGTGGACATCTCTCCTGACGGTCTTCTGGACATTTCTGCTGCTGCCCTTGACGCGCTGCGCGAGTACGCAGCGCCGTATCAGTCAGCCCTGAATCCGGACTTTGAACCGACGACTGAGTCTGACTCCCCTACCGGGCCCTCCAGCGTCTAAAGAGCGCGCTGGGGGGATTTGATTATCCCGCTAGTCAGCTTCCGATGGATGAATACCGGACTTGGCGGCTGTGCACCATCCTGCACTGCCGCCCTTCGGAATTGGAAAACGAATCAGCTCTAGAGCTTGATTGGCTCTTGGCCGTTGACGACATCGTGAAGCAGGCAAAGGCGGAAGCAGAAAAGAGGGCAGCGGACGATGCCCGGTGACTTCGATATTCGAGTTGAGGGCGTTGAGCGCCTTAGTGAGGCATTGGATGTCATCTCCAAACGGATTGATACGGCCACCATTTCCGCCCTCAAGGCGACTCAGAACCTTGCCAAGAAGTCTATCAAGTCCAAGATGCGCGGCCGGCCCCGTTGGGACCGACGCGGTAAGTCTCGCGTCTATTCCACGAGCGTCAACCTGAATCTCAATCCGCATCACACGTCTAAGGGTGGTGGTCCTGGCAAGTTTACGGGCCACCTTTCCCGCGCTGTTGGCGGAGTCAAGCGACCAAAGAAGACCATCGACGGATTCAAGGGTGGCGTTGGCGTTGGCGGTCCGCGGTCATCAACCAATCTCTACCGCGGAAAAGTTGAGGCCAACTATCCGTACTTCAAGCCTGGCATCGAAGCCTCTGAGAAGGGGATGGAAGCCATTTGGCTAAAGGCTTGGGACAAGTCCATACGACTATAAGGGGGTAACCCATGGGCGGTTTGCCCCCAGTATTTATTGAGTTCCTTGGCAAGTCCAAGGGTGTCAAGATGGCCATGGCCGATATCAAGGCGGAAACTCGCCTTGCGGCCAAGGAAGGTGCCGGAAACTTCCAGACCTTCGGCCGCGTCTCCAAAGCGGCCATTATGGGCATTGGCATTGCGGCTGGTGCCGCTGCCGTTGGTGCCGTGAAAATGGCTGCCGATTTTGAGACTCAGATGACCCGTGTTCGCACGGGTGCCGGCGAGACAGCCGGCAATATGAAGATGGTTTCTGATGGCATCCTCGCCATGGCCGGCGAGGTTGGCCAGTCTACCTCTCAACTGACTACAGGTCTCTACACTGTTGAGTCCGCTGGATATCACGGCGCTGACGCGCTGAACGTTCTGAAGAACTCCGCTATGGGCGCCAAGGTGGGCGCCGCGGACTTGGGCACTGTGACTGACGCAGTTACTACCGCGCTCAATGCGTACAAGCTCGGAGCCGGCCAGGCTACCGCGGTTACCAATGCACTGATTGGTACCGAGGCTGAGGGCAAGACAAACATGGAAGCCCTTGCGGGGTCCATGGCTAACATTCTGCCCACCGCTTCAGCGGCTCATGTCGGCCTCAATGAAGTCTTGGGCGCCATGGCGACCATGACGGCCCAGGGTACTCCTGCGGCTGTAGCCGCTACATACCTTCGTCAGACCATTGGACAGCTCTCCAATCCGTCTGCCAAGGCAGCCAACGAGATGAAGTCTCTTGGTTTGTCCGCCACTCAGGTCGGCCTAGAGCTTGGGAAGAGTGGCCTTGCGGCCACCCTGACGACCATCACAGACGCCATTCAGAAGCACATGGGGCCGGCTGGAACAGTCCTCATTGACAAGCTCAAGAGTGCGTCTCGCAACACTTCTGATTTCCAGAAGGTTCTAGCGAACCTCTCGCCTACTCAGCAAACTTACATTGGCGCTCTTGCCACAATGGTTGGTGGCACTAAATCAATGCAAGCGGCCCTTGAACTTACGGGGCCGCATATGGCGGACTTCAAGAAGAACACCGCTGGCATTGCTGAACACGTCAAGGCTGGTGGCAAGTCCATTGAGGGTTGGTCTGACGTTCAGAAAACCCTGAACCAGAAGATTGCTGAGGCCAAGGGTGCCTTGCAGGGTATGACCATTCAAATTGGTCAGTATCTGCTGCCTGTGGCCACCAAGATTATGGGCGTCATCGCCCAAACCGTTACTTGGCTGACCAAGCACAAGCAGATTGCTCTAGGTGTGGCAATCGTCATTGGTGGCGCCCTGGTGGTTGCCCTTGCTGCGGCAGCGGTAGCCATGTGGAACTTTACGGCCGCGGCCCTTGCTAACCCAGTTGTCTGGATTGTCGTTGGCGTGATGGCGCTCGTAGCGGCCATCGTTTACCTGATTATCCATTGGCGTCAGGTCTGGTCTGAGATCAAGAAGATTGCCGATGACGTAGGCCACTACCTGTCTGAGGCTTGGAATTGGCTGAAGAATACGACGCTTGATTTCTGGCACGGGATCGAAGACGGCATCAAGTCTGTTTGGCATTCCATAGCCGCCTTCTTTGTGGGCGTCTGGCATGGCGTAGCCGATCCGATCGTCTCGGCCTGGCACTGGATATCCAACGTCACGTCAACGGTTTGGAACGCCATTTCTGGATTCTTCAAAAAATGGTGGCCATTGCTTCTGGTCATCTTCATGCCGTTCATCGCGCTGATAGTCTCACTCTGGAACCATTGTCACAAGCAGATAGAGGATTTCGTCAAGGCCGTTTGGAACGGCATAAAGTCGTTCCTGACTGGAGTCTGGCACGGAATTTCATCTGTGGCGTCCGCTGTCTGGTCCGTAATCAAGACTGTCATCGTCAAGCCGATTGAAGAAGTCTGGCACTGGCTAGAGGGCAAATGGCGGTCAATCTCCCATTGGCTCGAAGGCGAATGGCTTGGGATCTCTCGAATTGCCTCCAATTTGTGGGGTCGAATTCGTCGCGGAATGATTCAGCCCATTGAGGATGCCTGGCATTCACTGACCAACACCATGGGGCGGATAGCCGCCACCATCTACAACAAGCTGCATGGTGCCTGGGTCGGCGTAAGCCGTATTGGGTCCTGGTTCCTGTCTATTGGCTCCGCCATTGTTCACGGCATCATCAACGGCGTTGAAGGCGCCGCAGGTGGACTCTATGACAGTCTGCGGAACCTGGCGGGCAACGCGCTTGACGCGGCTAAGTCTTTCCTTGGGATCAACAGCCCTTCGAAGGTCTTTGCGATGGTCGTTGGTAAGGCCATCCCAGAGGGTATCGGCAAGGGCGTTGATGATCACGCCTATCTGGCTCACCAAAGCGTTGTGAGCCTTTCTCAGGGACTTGCGTCCGCTAGGGCGGACCTTGGCTCAGTGATGCTTGAAACGGGCGCCTATGGCGCTTACGGAGGCGCCTACGGCGGCTCTAATGGTGTTCCCCTTCAACAGGAAATCTATTTCCAGCTTGACGGAGAGACACTGTTTAAGGGCATGCAGAAGACCACTCTTCAGTACAACCGTCGTAACCGCTCCAACGGGCTTTCTCTGGCCCACTGACGGAAGGGGGCCGAGTGTTTAATCCACCTGGCTTTGCCACTACTGGTGGCAACACGATCAGCACATGGCCTAGGGTTCTTGTGCAGATTGCTTGGAATGCTGGAGGCAACACTTCGGCCCCCAATCATTGGTACACGGTCTCTGAAAGACTTCGAGGCAACTGGAAGGCCGACCTCTCCGGCCGGCAGTACGAGATGGACCAGGTTGAATCAGGGAAGATGACGTTCACTCTGGACAACTTGGACGGGTCCTTTGACCCGGACAACACGTCGTCGTTCTTCTACCCGTATGTGGTGCCCTATCGGCGTTGCCGGCTGGTCTTCCAGACCAGCCCTAGCAAGAACTTGATGTACCCATGGATTGCCGCGGGAACAAGTACCGTTTCACAGGCAGCGTCCACGGGGACGCTGGCCCTTCAGACAGGACTCTCTACTGAGCCCTCTGGGCTGACTACGTGCATTACGTGGGCTATCCCCAACGGCGCCGCATCCGGCGCCATCTATGGCCCTACAGGGGCCACTCAGTCATGGTCTACGACCGATTGCAATGGCACCACTGTCACGCCTGGCCAGTCCTACTCGGCCGGCGTAGACATGTCCATCTGGTCTGGCATGACCACTCTTGGAGTTCAACTACAGCTTAAGTTCTACTCCCTGACGGGGAGTGTGGTTGGTACGTCGTCGTCGGTCACGACGACGCTTAACCAGACCGGTTGGAACAGAATTACGGTTACTGGCATTGCGCCGGCAGGCGCCGCTT